GACACCGAGATCGCGTCCACGTGCCCTGTCAGGCGTAACGTCGGCCACTCATACTCGAACTCGACTTCCGTCGACGCATTCGGGAACGACTCACGAACCGAATCCCAAAGCTTTGCTCCTAGCGCTACGAGCGAACGTAACTCCGCCTCGTCCACGCCGTGGCGCTTGGCTAGCGCCGGCAGCAGGTCCCATTCCACGCGACCCGTCTCGATGAGCGCCGCTAGCGCCTCGTGCGCCGCCGTGCCCATGCGCCCGCCCTCGTGATCCTCGTCGATCACCAGCGGGCCAGTGCGGACCGAACCTGGGCATAGGAAGGCAATCGGAAGCGCAGAGCAGCGCAGGTGGAGTTTCTCGGTCATGGCGCGTTGCTATCCAGGTAGCGCGCTGGTTTGCTGATGCGGCGGCCGCGCTTGTCCACTAGGCCCGTGTCTAACTCGACGTCGATGAGGAACTCGCCGCGCTCGGCGCGAGTCTTCGCCTCCGCATCCACCTGCGCCTGCAGGTCGTCCCACATGGTCGACGGTGCGTAGGGGCACGGCTCGTTGCGCCGTGCACCGGCAGCAATGTACAGGTCGGGCGCATCTGCCCGTGACGCCGATTCGTACCAGGCGTCCACGTGGTCCAACACAGCGCGGTCGTTCAGATTCACTTCAGTTTCTCCGATTTGCTCTCGATGAACTCGGCCATGGCGGCCAACTCGAGGCTCTTCTCAAGAGCCGCCTTGCCCGCCGTGTAGTGGGACCTAGCCCGCCGGTCCCAAACCAGACTCTGGTCCCGCAGCGACTGCGCGGGGCTCTCCCCGTGCTTCTCACGCAGGTGCCGCTCGAATGCGGCGATGCTATTCGCGCTCACGCCGTCATCCCCGTGTGGAATTGCCCGTCGTCGCCGAAGTCGCGTCCCTCAGGCGCCTCGTTGCCCTCGGGCCCGCCACGCCAAACGCTCGCTCGGCTGATTCCGGCGTCACGCAACGCGGCTGCGGCTTCGGCGCGGTCGCTCTTCGTGTCCAAGCAGAAGATCTCGTCCTCGATGATGATGAACTGATGCATATCAGAAGCCTGACGTGGCCGCGCGCAACGGTCCAACGGATTCATTCAGTCGGGGGCAGATCTGTCGCACCTGCGACCTGGTTCAGTGAACCGAAAAGGTCACCAGGCGCCTGCTCGGCGGCGCGCAGGTTGGCTACCGCTTGGCGGAAGTAGGAGGCCTTGAGCTCGCATCCGATCGCGCGGCGTCCCTCCTGGATGGCTACCACGGGCTCACTGCCGACGCCGCCAAACGGCGTCAGAACCAGGTCGCACGGGTTGCTGTAGAGGCGCAGGCAGCGGCGAATGACGTCGAGCTGCAGCGGACAGAGATGTTTCTGGTCGCCCTCTTCCTTCGCAGCCCGCGTCGGCAGCACGTCGGACTGGTCGACATCATCCCACACTGGAGATGCGTAGCGCTGCCACTGCGCCACCGGGAAATCATCCGCCGTGTGCGACACGGGCGTTTCGTTCTCACCCGGCGCGCGAAAGAACAGCACCTCGTCGGGGAGACCCATGCGGGACATGGTCGAGTCCTTCTTCAGCTGCTTGTGTAGGAGCCCGAGTGCCTTCGTGCGTTGCATCTGGACGACCGGGTCTTTCCAGATCACCGTCTTGCCGTGGAAGATGAACCCAGCCTTGGTGTGCTCGCGAACCAGATCGCCAGGCAGGTCGCGCATTCCAATGTAGCCATCGCGTGACTTCGAGGTCGGAATCACCATGCAATGGCAGCACACGACGCGCCCTGGCTTCATCACCCGAGCGAGCCCGCGCGCGATGAAGGCGTAGTGTTCCAAGAACTCCTCATAGGAGGCATTGTTCGATAGGTCCCGAGGGTCGTCGCTGTACGCAAAAAGTGAAGCGAAGGGTGGCGAGAACACCGCCACATCCACGCTCTTCTCGGGCAGAGTCGGCAGCCACTCGCACGAGTCGCCGTTCACCATCGTCCAGTTGCGTCCGGTCTCTTTGATCATTGCCCACTCCCTGATTTGACTGGCGCCTGGATCCGGTCTGAGACGACCGTCGCTTGCTTAACCAATCCTTCCCAGCCGCATATCTCCCACCCGGATTCTTCGGGTATCCACTTGGCCACTTGTGCCTTTCCGTCGACTATCACCCAATAGAAACCCTTACGTCTCTGCTCATTCATGAGTGCCCCTTGATAACCGCCGCCATCTCGGCGTGCATCCGTTCGAACTCCAGCCGCTTTCGTTGCATGTTTGCGACCACTCTGCCATCCGCGCTGGTGCAGATCTGGTGAAAGTGAACCGGTCGCTTCTGACCAAAACGGAACGACCTGCGGATCGCCTGGTACGTCGCCTCGAAACTGTGGTCCACCCCGACGTCGAGTTGACGCGCACATCCTTGCAAGTTCAGACCGAACGCGCAGATCGACTTCTTCGTCACCAGGTACCGCGTGTCACCGGCGATGAACTGGCTGATTATACGCTCCTTAGTTTCGGCCGAGTCGGATCCGGTCATCTCGACGGCGCCCTGGATAGCATTCACCAGCGCCGTGCTCTCGCAGTTCAGACCGGCCCAGATAAGCCATTGCTCGTTCGGCTCAGCTGCCACCAGCGCCGCCGCGCGCTCGACACGAGCCGCCAGCGTTGCCCGCCGCACCGCACGTTGCTCGTTCAGCGTCTTTGCTTCGTACGCGAAGAGCAGTCCAGCCTGGTGCGCCAGGCCCTGGTCCACATCGACCACGTGCTCGTGCATCTCGAGCGGCGGCAGGTCGTAACCCTTGTCGCTGAACCCGATGTCGCTGGGTTTGTTCAGACACATCGCCCAACCGGATACCCACTGCCAGAATGGCCTGCGCCCGTGGCCCTTCAGAACCCAGGTCCCTGTGTCACCCGCATCATGTTCGAAAAACCGCTGCAGCATGTCGATATGCCGCATGTAACCGAGGAACTCGGCGTGGTTACCGAGCTCGGTAGGGTCGTTCGGTGAAGGCGTGGCCGTGCAGCACAGGCGATAGGGTGTGTCGCGGAACATAGTGATGAGCGCAGACCGCGTCTTCCCGTCGAAATTCTTCAGGATACTGCTCTCGTCCAGCACCACACCAGTGAGCCCGGAAACCATCGACTCCAGCTTGTGTAGCACCTCGTAATTGGCCACGTAGATTCCCGGCGCCGGCTTCCCCGGGCACTCGCGGATGTGGGTCACCTGGATGCCCATCAGAGCGCCCTCGCGAACGAACTGCTGAGCCACCGCCAGCGCGGTCAGAATGAGCACCGGGCGCTTCGCCGATTCCGACACCACGCGCGACCAGTCGATCGCGATCCAGCTCTTGCCGAGCCCGCACCCCGCGAACACCGCGGCGCGCCCCTGGCGTAGTGCCCAGCCTGCGACGTGATTCTGAAACTGGAACAGCCTCTCGTTCAGTGCCGGAGGCACGATGCCAGCCGCGTGTGCGCGCACCGCCTTCCGTGCCAAGAATTCCGCGTAACTCACATCACCCACAGTTGCCTCCTAAGCCGAGTCGCTTTCGCCAGGTCGCCCGCAGCCTCAGCCGCGGCGATGTGCGCGCGCATCTGGCGCTTGCGCGCTACACGCAGTCGGTTTTCTTCTTCCCGTGCGCACGTCGCTGAGCAGTGCCGCTGGTTCGGTGCGCGCTTCACGACGGTGGATCCGCATTGGCAGACGGCAACGCCCAGGCGCTTCGCTGCGCCGTCCGATCGTCTCACACCCCAGTCGACCCGAAGCCGCTCGCGCCGCGCTCGGACGACGCCAGTTCCGTGACCTCGACGACTTCCGGGCACGTCACCGGGACCACAACCAACTGCGCGATCCGGTCTCCGTGGCGCACCGTGTGATCGTGGAACGACAGATTGAACAGCGTCACACCGATCGAGCCTCGGTAGCCCTGGTCGATCGTACCGAACGCCGCCTGAACCCCGGCGCGAAGCGCGAGCCCGGAACGGGGACGAACCTGTGCCTCGTACCCGTCCTGGAGCTCGATGGCCACCTTGACGTCGAACATGTGGCGGTCACCAGCTCGCACCACCACTGGGCCATCTGGAAGCACGGCATGCAGGTCGAGTCCCGAGTCGCCCGGCTTGGCTCGAGTGGGAATCGTGGCGTCCGGGTGCAGGCGCATAACCTTGAGTGGCGCCATCAGAATCTCACCGTGCAGCCCTTGGAAAGCCACCCACAGCACACCACGCCGGTTACTCGCTGACCCGCTGGATTGGTCGCGGTGAACCCGGTCGAGTAAGCATCTTCCTGTCCGCACTCGAACGCATCAAACCCGGTCGTCGAGATATCTGTGAACCCGTGCGACTTTAGGGTTCGCACGGTCGAGTCTGGGTCGCTGCACGCAGACAGTGCCGTCACCATCACGCCGAGCCCCATGCCGACGAGGAAAAACCCGATCCCTCGCCAATCCGTCCTGTGCAGTCGATTCAGTCGATTCACTTGTTACCTCGTGTAACGCTGTCCAAGCGTTTCAATGCCTTGATGGCCGCGGCCGGCCACCATGCCTCAAGCGGCTCAAATGAGCCAGAGTCAGCCCTCTCGACCGAGCGAATGGCTGAGTCAATTATCTCGCGGAGCGCCTCGATCTCCGTGTCCTTGGCTTTCAACATGTCGCCATTCACAAGCGACGTCTTGATGATCTCGACCCATTCGCCACTCACTTCCCGTTCTCCTTGTACCCGCGGGCCTTGCGCCCGAGTCTGCCGCCGCGTGCCGCGCTCTCGTGTTGCGCGGCACGGTTGATCCTAAAGCACCGGCGAGGCTTGAATCCCGCTGCCGTAGCCCGTTCCTGCTCGTCTTTCGACGCTAGCGCTTTACCGATCGCGTCTGCCCAACCGGGTGTCATGGTCACTTGCCCTTCGCTTTCTTCGGTTCCGCGCCGGTACCACCGCAACGTGCGCAAGTCTCCCTTACTCGTTCATTGTGGTAGACCGGGGCCATCCACCATCCGTTCCCGTCGCAGGCCCTGCATTCGTTTTTGACGCTGACGCTCATATCCCTGCTCCCATCTCCCGTTTCGCGCGACGCTTTGCCATGCGCGCTATCCCCGCCAAGCGGTATCGCTCGGCGCGTGTGGTCTCTAGCACCGTGACCTCGTCGCGCAACTTCGCGCGAGCAGTTCGAAGGGCAGAACGGTACACCAACAGGTCGCGCTTCGGATCATGTGTTTCGTGCAGGCACTCGCGGATCGTCTTCGCGAGTTCCGTGAACGGAGGCATGCACTCGATGCGAGCCCAGGCCTCACGCCGCGCTGCACACCTGAGGCACGTCTGGATCGACATCCACCCGGCCTCCCACATGCCGCGCGTGTCCTCGTACCAGTCGCCGTGCTGGATGCGTCGTGGGCACTCGCAGCACTGGAATCCGCGCTTTGCCTTGCGCAGCGCGCGCTCGTACACCTTGGCCTCGTCGGCATCTTCGCATGAGCACATTACGGCGCCACCACTCCTCTCCAAACCCGGAACCGATCGAACGCACCACGAAACTGAAGTGATACGCGATCGGCGATACTGGCACCCAGCAAAACGTCCGCGTCGCCAGCCTGTGGAACTACCCCGTACGTCGAGTACAGGTCGGCGTCACTGGGCGCTTTCTTCATGCCGTTGAACCATAGGTGGACCCGCGCGTTGGGCGCACTCGGCGGGTCGTACGCTGCGCGGATGGTGACGTAAACGCCGGGCGTGCGCGTCGCCTGATGGTACGAGCCACTACCGAGTCCGCCGGCGGGATTGAAAGCGTAAGCGCTCATTCGCCCCGCTCGAGAGGAGCACCCTGGTCCACCCACTGCCGTCTCGGGGTAGATGCGCAGGCCCCACTCCGCTTGTGGCGCACCACCGTACACCCCAAGCTTCCCAGCGAACATGACGTAGTTCGCGGCGGGGTATCCCGCACAGAGCGGCGCCGGAGAGCCCAGGAACACCGTCGTGCTCGGCGCGACGACCGCCTCGGTGGTCATCCCGTCCGTGCCGATGCTGAAGTCCGGGTGAGACTGGATCCGAGCGTATGACAGGCCCGTGTAGTACGGCCACACGCCTTCACCGAAGAGCATGGCTCGCTTGCCGAGCCCAGGCACGCCGCGGGCGATGTCTCCGACCAGAGTGCCGTGGTGCCCGTTGCCTGAGCAGTCTGTGAGGACGTCGCCGTCGAGTTCGACGAACAGGTAGTCAGCGACTAGTGTCACGGCTTCACCGCCCGGCGCGCGAGCTCTGCCGTCGCCAGCGTGGGCCACACAGCATCGTTCTTCAGCTTCTGGCAAGCCATGAGCCAATCCTCTTCGAGCCCGCTCATCGCCTCCAGCACCTTCCGTTCCGCAGCTTCGCGCTCGGTCGGGGTGGGGGCGGAGAGGGCCAACGCCGCCTCGTTCAGCGCCCTGGCAAGCCGCGTTGACCCCGGCGTGCGAGCGTTATCCTCTTGCGCGTACTTAACGAGACGCCCCAACAGCGCGTTCGCGGCGGCGAGTCTGGTCTTGGTTAAGGTGTGACGACTGAGTAGGTCAGCGAATGCGTCCTCATGCTCGCCGCACAGAGCCCGCAACCGTTCCACCTCCGCGCGCAGACCGTCCGCTTCCTTCTGCGCGATGGCTAGAGCTGCGCGGAATTCCGCCTGCTCCGCGCGCAGGGCCGTGGCTTCGGATGCAGCGGCCACCAGTTCGCCGCGCCGCATGTCTCTATCACGCTCCGCCGCCTCGGCGCGGGCGGTGGCGGCACGTACTTCGGATCGAAGGTTCGAGATTAGAATGCCCTCCCCTTCCGTGAAGGCGTCCTCTGGCGACTGCAGAGCAGAGACGCGCGCCTCCAACTCCGCCACCCTGGCCGTCAGCGCATCGATGATTCCTTTGGCGTCAGCGAACTCGACGTATTCACCTGCCTCAGCCTCGGTCATGCCGACGTAGTGCATGTGACCGTCTTGGTCCTCATCAAAGTCCGGGTCGTATCGTTCGATCAACTTCTCATCCGACATTGGCTTTCTCCTTCACGGGCTCTTGCGCCCGGTTGATGCATCTCGGTTCAACGATATTGAGGCGTCGCCACGCATCCGTCAGACACTGCGGACACTTCAGACTCGGCATGAGGGCCAGGTGCTGGCAATCATCAGTCGAGCACCACACGCGCCCTTGGTCATCCACGAGCCGCCACATGCGCGCGAACTCGCGGGCTGCTTGCTCGATGATGGCGTCGAGTTCGGCCTGGAGGGAGGTGGTCATGACTCCGCCTGCGAATCGATCGCTATAGCCTCTGACTCGTACCTGCCAGGAATCCAGCCCGCCTCGAGCGCGACCTCGGCGAGGTGGTCAGCCTGCTCCCTGCCAAACGAGCGCGCGCCGTCGGCGCACTCCAGTCTGCGCCAGTCCGTCCACCACAGGAATCCCCATACGCGCTCGCGGACATAGACGCTCCACTTCTCGCCACACTTCGAGATGGCCGCTTGGCGTCTCACGGCGACCTCCGGTTCAGCTCCGCCTCGATGTCCTCTGCCGATAGCCGCCGACCCTGAAACGGGGTCGGTGCGGGGGGTAGTCTCGGGGGCGCGATGCGCACCACCGGGACTGGTGCTTCATTCTGGTGCGCGATTGCCGGAACGGAGCGGGCCCTGGGAGGCGTTTTCGCCGGACCATTCGCCGTAGGGCGCGGGACCGCCGGAGCGAGCCCTGGCGCGTCCGTGGCGGGCGCTGGCAGTGGCATGCCGGACACGAGGTCCGTTCGCTGTCGAGTCGAGAGGGTGTCCCAAGCCTCGACGAACCGGGCGCGATCAGGCGCGTCGGGGCCCATCGCTCGGCAGCAGTCGCCCCACGAGCCCCACACGGCGCGCACCGCTCGAGCAATCTCCTCGGACAC